AGCAAACCCAAACATGACGATCGAGGCGATTGACGAGACAGACCCAAACCATACGGCGTAGGCAGTTACCGACGGCAACTAGCAGAATTGTTAGTCGCAACAGGGTACTGGCCTACGACAATCGAGTTTGACACGCGTGACCTGATAACGGTGATTAGTCTGTTAAATAAGCAAAAGAGGTAACACGTATGCCAGCAAGCACAACTATTGAGGTCGTCGGCGTTAAACAGACGATCAACAGTTTGCGTAAGATTGACCCTCAGTTGCAAAAAGATTTTAAGGCCGACGCGACGCAGATCGCACAGCCAGCAATACAGGCAGGCAAAGCCGTCTATAAAGAGTTGCCGTTGTCGGGTATGAAATACGGTTGGACACAACGCGACCGCAAACTATTTCCGTTTACAGTCACCAAAGCGGCCAACGGTGTGCGCATGAGGTTTGACACTCGACGCAACGCCGTTGGCGTGATTTTGATTGAGCAGAAAGACCCAGCCGCCGCAATCTTTGAAACAGCCGGTCGCGCTAACGCAAACAAGTTAGGTAACGCGCTCGGGTTTGTTGGTGCTGGTCGCACTCGACTGATCGGGCCAGCGGTCTATAAAGCGCGTCGCGGTATCGAAGCCGAGATGACAAAGATGATTGCTAAAACTATGCGCGACGTGCAGAGGGATATTTAGTCATGGCATTAAGTATTCCTATTGTCTCTGAGTTTGACGGCAAGGGCATTGACAAAGCAATCAAAGAATTTAAGCAGTTAGAAACCGTCGGTGAAAAAGCACAGTTTGCAATCAAAAAAGCGGCTGTACCGGCAGCGGCGGCGCTAACGGCGGTTGCAGGCGCGTTGGGTTTGGCGGCTAAAGCGGCAGCCGAGGACGAACAGCAACAAGCAATTTTGGCTAACACTATGCAAAACGTCGTCGGTGCGACCGACGCAACCGTTGCGGCGACCGAGGACATGATCTCGGCTATGTCGAGGGCAACGGGTACGGCTGATAGCGAGTTGCGCCCCGCGTTTGCCGCGTTGCTTGTTGGCACTAAAGATGTAGGGCAGGCAACTGACGCGTTGACGTTGGCTCAAGACGTTGCCATCGCTACAGGTGCAGATTTAGCAAGTGTTAGCGACGCGCTGGCTAAAGCGTATGCAGGCAACATGAAAGGTTTACGTGCGTTATCGCCTGAAATGGCAGGGCTAATTAAAGAGGGCGCGTCACTCGACACGGTGATGATGGCGTTAAACGACAACTTTGGTGGCGCAGCCGCACGATCAGCAGAAACCGCAGCAGGCAAATTTAAAATACTAAAAAACAGTTTGGCTGAAACACAAGAGTCGATCGGCGCGGCATTGTTGCCGGTGTTGCAAAAAGTGTTGCCGTATTTGCAGGCAATGGCTGATTGGGCGCAACGTAACCCTAAAGCGTTTTTGATTATTGCTGGCACGATCTCGGCGGTAGCGGCCGCAATCATGGCGGTTAATATCGCTATGGCGTTGAACCCGTTTGGGTTAATTGCGGTAGGTATCGCAGCGCTCGTTACTGGCTTAACGTTTGCATACACAAAGTTTGAGACATTTCGCAACATTGTCAACACGGTGCTTAACGGTTTGATTGCAGGTTTTGAAACATTTGCTAATTCATTTATTGGCGCAATCAACTTAATCATTCGAGGCATGAACTTAATCAACCCGTTTACCGACATTGGCACTTTGCCGACAATTTCGTTGGGTCGTATCGGTAGTGGTGGTGGCGGTGCTACGGCTGTTGGTGGCGATACGCGTACGGCTGATCGTATGGCACGTGAGGCAGGCGCGTCTATTCCAAGTGTGCCAGCGATTATTGGTGGCGGTGGCGGTGCAGGTGGTGGCGGTGGTGCTGGTAGCGGCGGCGGTGGTGGTGGTGTTGGTGGCGGTGGCGACTTAGTAACAATTCAAGGCGCACTAACGACATACGGTATGGCTGAACGTATCGCGGCGCGTCAATCAGGCAACGTAACAATAAACGTGACTGGCGGTATGTCGACTAGCGCCGAGATCGGGCAAAGCGTGTTGAACAGTTTGCTGGCATATCAGCGCACTAACGGCCCACTTGATTTAATGATTGCTCAGTAGTTATGGCAGGCGTAGCGGTTGTCGCTAGTGGCAACTATGACTTAGAGATTGACACAGGGTTTGTTCAAGACGCATTTTTGCTTGACGACCCAGTTGCAGGTTTACTCGACAACACGCAATACGTGCTTGACGGCACGACACAATTTGCAAGTGTGCTTGACGGCATAAACCAAGTCAACGTGCGGCGCGGCCGACGCGATCAAGGCGACCAATTTAGTGCAGGCACAATGACATTTACCATGCTAGATACTGACGGCATTTTTATGCCGTTTGACGAGGACAGCCCGTACTACAACACGGCTGAGGCTAAGCCGGGTTTAGCGCCTATGCGTCGAGTGCGGTTATCACGATACAGCGCAACAAACGTTAAAGAGTATTTGTTTGTAGGCGTGATCGTTAATTTTGATTACAACTTTGCGTTGGGCGGTTTGGATACGGTGACAGTTTATTGTGCAGACGATTTCTATTTGTTGGCACAAACATATTTAGACGAGTTCAACGTGAGCGAGGAATTGTCTAGCGCTCGACTGACAGCCGTACTTGACCGACCCGAGGTTGATTTTCCGTTGGCTGCACGTGACATTTCTACAGGCACTCAGACGCTCGGCGGTGACGCGGCTTTTACAATTCCAAACGGTGAAAACGTGTTGGGTTATTGCTCAAAAATTAATGAGGCTGAGCAGGGCAGATTGTTTATGTCGCGTGACGGCGACCTAACATTTCAACCGCGTATTGGTACAACGCTTGACCCAGCGATAGCCGACTTTCACGACGACGGCACAGCAATCGTCTACAACGGGTTAGGCATAACATTCGAAGCAGATCAAGTTGTCAATCGCGCGGTTGTGCAGCATTTAGGTAGCAACAACCCACAGGTCGCAGACGACACAGGCAGTCAAGCAACATATTTTATACAGACGTACTCGATCACCGACAGTTTGTTGCATAGCGACAGCGCCGCATTAGACCTAGCCACGTATCTACTTGACCCTGAACCTGAGCCACGCTTCACGTCGCTTAACACGGCGTTTGCCATGTTAAGTAGCGCCGAGCGCGACACCGTAGCCGTAATCGACATTGGTGACACAATCACGATTGAGAAGTCGTTTGCCCCCGGCACTAACCCAGCGTCACTAGCCCAAGAGTTAAGTATTGAGGGCATAGAGCATTCGATTAACGTAAACAACGGGCATATTGTCACTTATTACACGTCGCCAACTACGATCGTTTACGAGCTGATACTTGACGACCCGACGTTTGGTATCATCAGCGCTGACAACGCATTAGGTTAAAGTAGGCAATATGGCGATACAAGATTTTACAGCAGGCCAAATTTTGACGGCCGCACAAATGGATAGTTTGCAGGCAAACGATTACAACCAAACGGTCAGCACCAAAACCGCCAGTTATGTTTTAGTTGCAGCTGACAAAGGCACTCGAGTTGCGATGAACGCTGCAGGCGCAACAACGATCACGGTAAACACGAGCGTGTTTAATGCTGGCGACACTTTGTTTATTCAAAACATTGGTGCTGGTACTTGCACGATTACAGCAGGCACGGCGACTGTTACGACTGCTGGCTCATTAGCGTTGGCACAATGGGGAGGTGGCACGCTTTATTTTACTAGTGCTAGTGCTGCTATTTTTTTTAGCGGTGGCGCACCATTTACTGTTGAATACCTTGTAATTGCTGGCGGTGGCGCTGGTTGTGTTGGCGGCGGCGGTGGCGGTGGCAGATTAAAAAATAATGGTTTTGCAATTACTAAAGGTACAAATTATTCGGTAACGGTTGGTGCTGGCGCTGCTGGTACTGCTGCAAGTAGTGGGCCGGGTGCAAGTGGTTCAAATAGTATTTTTAGTTCGTTTACCGCAGACGGTGGCGGTGGCGGCGGCGGCACTCGTGGCGTAAACGCAACAACCAATGGCGTTAATGGTGGTTCTGGTGGTGGCGGTGGCACGACAGCGGGCACAGGTATTAGCGGTGAAGGTTTTGCAGGCGGTGTAGTAAACGCTGGCACTACAGGCGCAGGCGGCGGCGGCGGTGCTTCTGCTATTGGTGAAGATGGATTTACAAATATAGGCGGTGCAGGCGGTGGCGGTGAATCGAGCAATATAACCGGGACAATGGTTAATTATGCGGCAGGTGGCGGCGGCAGCGGCGCGTCAGCAGGCGGCGCAGCAGGTGGCGCGTCAGCAGGTGCAGGCGCGGTAGCAGCAACAAACAACGGCGCAACCAACACAGGCGGCGGCGGCGGCGGTCGTTGGGACAATTTGTCAACAGCAGGCGCAGGCGGCAGCGGCGTAGTCATACTTCGATATTTGACTACAGGCGGCACAATAACTATCGGTGCAGGGTTAACAGGTAGCACCGCAATAGACGGTTCATACACAGTTGCAACAATTACCGCAGGTTCAGGAAATGTAAGTTGGGCATAATGACAAACTACGCATTTATAAATTCAAATAACACAGTCGAACAAATAATTCAAGGCATTGACCCAAACGAAACACAAACCGACATTGACGGCACAATAGTCGGCGGTTCGGTTCAAGCGTGGGAAACTTTCTACCAAAACCAAACTTGGCATAATTACGATCTATGCAAAATTTGTGACGCTGATGTTGCTATCGGTTGGACTTTTGACGGTGCAAATTTTATACCGCCATTAGTCAAAGATATTACGCCTGAATATCCATTTAACACGATTGAGTCGTGATGTGCGCTACTGGATATTCACGCTCACACTCGTTGCCAGTTGTGCAACAAGCAAAACAAACACAATCGGCACAATCAAAGTACGCAATCTATCCATAAGCGAGGTGTGTCAATATGGGTCGCCTGACCGGTGCGAAATTAGAAAATAACCAAATACACGCCCGACTGATCGTCACGGTCGGCGTACTAATGGCGATCACGTTTGTGTTAATGGTTGTCGGTTTGTTGTTTGGTTTGTTGTTTGTGTCAATGCCCGAGGAAATGTCACCACTCGACAGCAAAATAGTTGACCTGCTTAGCACGATCAGCGTGTTTTTAACAGGCGCATTATCGGGTCTTGTGTCGGCTAACGGCATAAAAAACACCGACAAAAACAAAGACGGAATACCCGACGCACTCGAATGACAAAACCTTACGTCATCACCGCACAACCAGTCGTCAAAGCGCCGCTGGCAGGCATGGCCAAATGGGTTGAACTTGCCGTCAAACATTCTGACGGTGCGCTATGGAATAACGGCATATGGGTAGTGCGCGACGTACGACATAAACCCGGCGTAATCAGCAACCACGCTCGAGGACTAGCAACCGATCTTTCGTACAGGTGGCTTGCACAAAAACAATTCGGTCGCAAAGACGGCCGCAAACAATCATTGGCATACGTCGTCAAATTGCTTGAACACGCCGACACACTCGGCATACAACTCGTGATTGACTACGCGTTGAAACGGTCATGGAAATGCGATCGCGGCACATGGCAACCACTACCAAGTGTCGACGAGGGCGATTGGTATCACATAGAGGTTGAACCACGCTTAGCGCACGACCCTGAGGCCACAAAACAGGCATTTCAAGCCGTATTTGGGGCATCACCGAAAGCAGCGCCGCAATCTGTTTAGGCTGGTTACCTACCCGAGAAAGTAGGTCACTATGACACTCATCACCAAACTTGCCGTATCGCTATTCATTAGCGTCACGTCACTATTCGTATTGCACAAACCGCCGACACCAACACCGGCAGAAACACGCCCAGCGCCAATAACTGTTTGGCAAGGTTTAGAGCCAGCGTCGCCTATACCGCCAACAACGGTTATAAGTACGCCCATAACGCAACCTGACGCGTGTCAGATTGTGTTTGACATGGCTCGACACGTCGGCTGGCCTGAACACGAACTAACCACAGTTGTCGCAGTCGCCTATCGTGAGAGCCGTTGCCAGCCTGACGCGTTTAACCCACGCGACCCAAACGGCGGCAGCGCGGGCGCCATGCAGTTGAATTACTTTTGGTGCAAACCGTCAAGGTATTACGCCAACGGATATTTGCAGGCATACGGTCTAATCAAATCATGCGACGACCTATTTGACTTAGAGGACAATCTACGGTCGGCGCTGGCTATCTACCGATACTCAAACGGGTGGCGCGCATGGTCACTCTAAAACACCTAATCGTCGCAACAGTCTTGACGGCGTACACGTATGCGCTACTGTATTTCACCAACCAACGAAAGGCTAAAGATGACCGAGAACATCGACCCGAGAACTGACCCACAGTTCAAAGCACTCATGCAAGTAATGCAAGACATTACAAGCAACAAAGTGCCGTTAGTGCAACCGCATGAACTTGCGGCGCGTAGCACATTGCGAGCGTTGCAACACCAAATTGACGATCACAACGTTTTAGATGACAGCGACCTAATCGACACACTCAATCAAGCGCGCATAGAAATAAAATATTTGTGCAGCATTATCACCGACCTGCACGAGCGCATCAAACAACGCGACGTCGAGATTGGCATAAAGCAACTTAAGTTAAATGAAAACGAAGTTGAGATACAGCGTTTAGAAAACATGGTGCATCGTGCTTACTAAACACGAAAAATCACGCATAGCCGTAGCTATCGCAGAAAGCCAAGCGAGCGCCAACGCGAAGTGGACACCCGAGCAACAATTACAGGTTGACGCGGCGATAGTAAAAATGGCGCGTATGAAACCACGTTTTACAGCCGACGAGGTTTGGTACGAATTGGGCGCGTCATTCCCCGTCACTAAAGGTATGACGGCTCGACTTATGGTTGCTGAGCGTCGCGGCGTAATCAAAAACACGGGCGAGATCACGTACGCAAAACGTGGCGGTCAACACGATCACGCGCAACGTCTAACAATTTGGCAATCGTTGTGAGCGGATACAACTTAGACAACTATGTCGACGTACCAACCCGATTGACAGCGGCGCTAAAAAAATATCCTGATCTACGCATACAAGAAACAGGCCGCGAAATAATCGAAATGCCCGACAAATCGTGCTTTATACGTTGCACCGTGACCGTGTGGCGTGACGCAACCGACCCGATACCAGCCGTAGCGTCAGCGTGTGAGGTTTACCCCGGTCGCACACCGTTTACCAAAATGAGCGAAAACGAGGTCGGGTTCACATCGGCGTTGGGTCGAGCGTTGGGCTATATGGGGTTTGGTATTAACAAGAGTATTGCAAGCCGTAACGAGGTTGAGGCGGCACAGTCAAGGCAGACCAGCACACATTTAGCGCCTGTCGTACCGTTACACGACGTGGAAGTGCCGTTTCCTGATGAGCCTCAACGCGAGTATGCGTCACCTAAACAGTTGGGCATGATGAGGGCGTTGGCTAACGGTCAAGGGCTTAAAGGCGACGACCTTAAAACGTTTATTAGCGCGACGTTGGGGCGCGAGGTGAACACGACAGGCGATCTGACTAAACGTGACGCTAGTCGAGTGATTGACGCGCTAAAACAAAGTGAGCCAAAATGAAACTAAAAGAACATTTGATGAAACACCATTACGCGTTGTCAATGGCGGTCAAAGACTTGCAGCGCGTTAAAACGTTTTACCCTGAGTTGTACGCAATGGCAGTTGAAGCGTTAAAGGACATAAAAAAAGAGTTAGCAAAAGTAAGCAAAGACAAAAAAAGTTATGAGTGATGTTGAGTTGTTAGAAGGCGTGTTGCATTGCCAGCAGTTGTTAAAGGCGATGAGCAAACCAACGGACAAAGAGACTGACGCACATAAGTATTTGCGTTGGGCGGCTGAGCAGATCGCCAAACGCATTTGGTGGGATAATCGAGAACCTAAGTAGTTAACACAATTTGAGTACGGGCACGGCCTACACCCCTTGCAAGGTGAAAGGTATAAAACACGGTGACGTGGGTAGATGACGCACGTGGTAACACGTCGTCAGGCAAACGCGCTACAAGTAATGGGAGTGTCGGTGAGGCAAGACACGGGGGGCTAGCGCATTAGGCTTTACACACAACGACAACGATTGACATAACACAAACAAACCACAAACATAAAGTTGACAACATGGCCAGCGTTAACAAACCGAGAGCAAACGAGCGCAGCGAGTGCGCTAGGACAAGCGCAGCGCGTCAGTCATTATGAGCAGAGCGCACGACCACGCCGACTACCAACGCAACCGCACCGTCGTACTACGCGAGCAACCGACCTGCACAGTCTGCAACCGGCAACCCAGCACACAAGTCGACCACATAATCCCAGTAGACGCTGGGGGTGGCCATGAGTTAGAAAACTTACGCGGTATATGTTTCAAGTGCAATAACATTCTCGGTCATCGCTACGTCAGCCAACGAAACGAAATACGACAAACCATACGAGCTGAAGCAATGCGCGAACACGGAATACGCGAAACAGACAAACGGTTTTTTATACAAAAACAAAACATCACCCCGACCCAACTCAGGATTATCTCAGATGACCCTGACCAGCCTGAACTGGCGGTAACTGGCCGAGATCAGCCGAGACTAGAGACGACGTGGCCTGACGCGGCTGGTTCGTTTGGGGCTGAGGTGGGGGGCTGGGCTTTGCAGCACCTCGGCATGGAGTTAATGCCTTGGCAACAAAGAGTTTTAGACGGTCAGTTGCTTTATGACGGCGACGGGGATTTTTTGCACCGTATGTCAATGGTTAGCACGGCTCGACAGAACGGTAAGACTGTTGCGTTGACGGCGCTTGTTGGTTGGTGGCTTACCGAAATGCCTAAGCACAGGGGCGTACCGCAAACCGTGTTGTCGACTGCTCACCGGCTTGATCTTGCAGTCATGCTGTACGACAAATTGGCTGACGTTCTTGAGTTGCGGTTTGGTGCAAAACTTATGCGGTCTTATGGCCGTAATCAGGTGACTATGCCTGACGGGTCTAAGTGGTTTATTCGTGCAGCCAACTCGAGCGTCGGTCACGGTATGAGTTGCGACCTGATTGTTGCTGACGAAATTTGGGACATTGGCTCGACTGTTATTGACGGCGGTTTACTACCAGCCCAGCGCGCTCGACGATCACCGTTGTTGTCGGCTTGGTCAACGGCTGGTACTGAAGCGAGTACGGCTATGCAGCGTTGGAGAGAACAAGGGCTTAGGTCTATAGATCGCGGTGAACCGTCGTCGCTTTATTTTGCTGAGTGGTCGCCGCCGCCTGATCTATCGCCTATGACCTCACAGGCTTGGGCGTATGCAAACCCAGCGCTCGGCAAAACTTTGACACTAAAAACTATTGAAGCCGAGAGCGAAAACCCTGACCGTGCGTCATTTTTGCGCGCGTCATGCAACCTATGGGTCGCCTCAGATAAAAGTTGGATTGCACCCGGCTTATGGCCTGAACTTGAGTACAGCGACCCTATGCCCGACGGTGGCACAGTCGCCATAGAAACCAGCCTGACCGACGACCGATATTTTGCCACACGCGCAATCGTGCTAGACGACCGACGCACCGTCGTCACCGTCGAGTTTGTTTGCGACACTTATGACGAAATGTTGCGACACGTTGAACGCCTAGCAAAAAACACGGCAGTCAAATTTGCTATCAGCCCCTCGATCGATATTCATTGGCCGTTAGCACTCGAGCGTCGCAGGGCAGTTGTCGGCTACGGCGAAATACTTAAATTTACGCCGCGCATAAAGTCAATGATCCACGAAAAATTGTTGTGGCACACAGGCGAACAAATGTTGGCTGAACACGTACAACGCGCCGTCGCCGTACGGTCACAAAACAGCATTGCGTTATCGTCGCAACGATCACCCGGCCCGATCGAGTTAGCGCGATGTTTAGTTTGGTCAGCGGCGCTAGCCAGCCGACCGACCGCAACAGGTAAACCTATGATCGTTGTCGCAGGTGGCTAGTATTTTGCTGGGCGGCCGTCAAATGCCTTACTTTCTCGGTTGATGTTTGGCGGTCGCCTATACACAACGCACAAATAGTTTGGTGGCATACTTAGCGCATGGGCATTTTTAACCGCACCGTCAACAAGGCCGC